ATCATCGTTGTTGCCTTCACCAATCAAGTAACCTAAAACACGTATTTTTATTTCAGTTGAAAATGTACGTATATCCTCATTTAATGTAGCCACATTATTGCTGTGTGTGAAATCTTGATCTATAAATGCTTCATAAAGATGCCCATTCCTACGCATGACAAAAGAATTAATCTGCCCTGTACGCGCTATGAAGGGCGCAACTAAATCATTCATTTGCTGTTGATACTCAGTGTTAATTAGAATCTTGTAGTTTACGTCAACATATATTGGTATCGGTATTGAAAGAGTTTGTATAACAACCTTTTTATTAATTCGAGGGTAATATTTCTGAAACGATGTTTGTTTTGGGAGTTGTCGCATCGCGGTTGCTGCTGCAAAATTTCTTGTTTTATCTTGTACAATTCTGCGAGCTATCACCATTCTCCCGCTCCTACCATCACCATCATTGGAGTATATTTGCGCTTGATAGGATCCCTTGTTGGCAGGATCTTTTACCACACCCGTTCTTTCAACGCTAATCAAGGGAAGCTTGAGTGCACCTTGCTGATCACGCAATTCCTTAGAGTTTTTAATCTGAAATGCTCTTTCTGGGGTTTGCCATAAGACTGGTACTGTAACTCTTCCTTCGTTCGTTCTGGCAGTTAGGGCAAGATCTTTTTTTACCCACGACGTCAAGGAATAATCTATATCCTCTAGCGTGGATGCCAACATCCCTATTTCCTCCAATGTCATTGATCCCGTATGGGCAATATCAGGTAACATTGCAAAATCAAAATTATCAGGTAGCATCGAATAATCCCTTTCTAGAACGCTTACAGATAGCTGTTATTTCAAAAGTGTGGTTAACTTGTCCAAAAAGCTTTCGCGGTTCTGATAATTTAACTATCTCATAATATGTTTTACCATATAAAATAAAATCACCCTCTCTTACAAATAAGTCTTGATCTTCTGTCAGTCGCCGGCGATGAAAATTAACTGTTATGACGGAATCGGAATCAATTCCCATGCCCTCAAGATAACTTGTAGCCTCTTCAGTGAACTCAACTAAGGCATAAACTCTGATCGGGGATAGATATGTTTTTTCAATAGCTTCGCCATACATGTCGTGAAAGTTTGTACGCTCCATATCAATTGGATAATACAATATTGCTTGCCCAATTACGTTTTCAATAAGCTCGTCATTGACTTGCTTAACAAGATCCCGTTCTTTTTTACCTAAAAACAGCGGTGGTGGTGGCTGATCTGGTCTTTTCCATTCGTTTCCCATTTATTTACCCCACAAATATCGGCACAGGAGAAAATGCAAACGTTTTCGCTGCGGAATCTGCCTTTTCTGCCGACACCTTCACAAGTTCTTGGTACTCCATTTCCTTCAACATTTCTCTCAGCTTGTCTTTAAGATCATCTTGCTCTTTTTGAGCCTGAGAGAGCAGTTCTGAATGGTTTAGGGTTACGTTATCACCTGGAATCGGAATTTGAGTAAACTTACCACGAATTTGTCCAAGCATTTCTTTACAAAGAGCGAGTGCATATTTTCTAATCCACTGCTTTCCAATAGAGTTGATATTTTCATAAGGCAAATTGCCATACGGCAGCGTATTCATATTGTTTACGCCTCTGACGCCATCATCATACCCGGATTCGTCAGCTGTTGAGTCTTGTTTGATGTAAAAGTTGAACCAAATCTCATTATTCTCATAAGGAAAGTTCATTGGATTTGGATATAGTCTTAATCTGTTGTTTTTTAATTCATAAGAATAATGAGATGTGCGTGTATAAATCGAATCTTCATACATTATAGCCTGCATTTTGTTTTGCCACGTTGGTATAAGCTCAAAAGTTGAGTCGTCAGCAAACTGTCCATAGGTGCTCAAATTTCCCACTACCCCAACACCACCATAGTATCCATAAAAACGCCACATTGCTCGCGGAGTCTTAAAAAACACTTTAGTGACAAATATTCTTTTAGTACCAACAGAACCCGAAAACGGAACAGTGTTCCCAGACTCATCTTGTCCTGTGCTGGAGGCAGTTTCGATAATTGACTGTAAATCGTAATCTTGAACATTCTTTTCTGGCACAAAAGAGCCAGAATAAATCCGGCTAGTTCCACCAAAGCCTGATTTAGTGGACATTCCATCACCCACTCTTTGGGCATACGACACTTGGAACCTGGGATATCTTAAGTTAGAGCCGGTTGGGCCGGATTTAATTTCGCCTTTGTGATTAAATGTACCAGTAACATCTCCCAGCGAATCTCCTAGCGCGTTTTTGCTTTGATGAAGATTAATTATGTACGAATACTCTAAAACTGCCTCTTCATAAGCAGCATAAACATTAGCTGGGGTAAGTTCAATATCAACAACATCGCCACCAAGCTTTTTATACACATAGTTAACTTGCAATGCAGCGCCACTTAGAAAGTCTACAGAAGCGGTGTAAATACCGAAAGGTACCGCAGTTCCCACATTGGCAGCGGAGCCTGTTGATGTAAGAATAATTGCGCTAGTGGTTGATTTTGGACTTAAGTTGGTTGGCACTAAGTGGTTCCCCCTCCCATTAAATAGTAAAGAGCGTTACAAAACTCAATGCTCATTGGCGTTTATTTTACGTAGTGGTGGTATTCGTTTTCTTTTTAGTGGTTTTACGTCTACGTGTTGTTGTTTTTTTAGTAGTTTTGGGGGCAGCGGTTGTTTCTTTCTTAAGTTTAGGCTTTGTGGTTGTTGTTTTGGTAGTTGTAGTTTTCGTTGTTGTGGTGCCTGCTGTTGTCGTTGTCGCTTCAACTTCTCTGACTGTGATACCTGGGGCTGTTCGAGTAGTTGTTTCGATTGTCGGCTCTGTCGTTGTGGTTGTTTCCGTTGTTGTTTTGCTTGTAGCCGCTTTTAAACGAGGGTGAGCACCGTGCTTATGTGCGAACTTGTTTGGGTTCGCAAGTATTCTTCTCTTCTTTCCCATTTGTAACTCCTAGTAGGTTTTAAATACATCAATAAATAGTACGGCAGATGCAAAAATCTCAAAAATTTGCCGGCGGTATTTTTCGGGCGATCGCCATTTTCAAGAAAAACCCCCAACCCAGAAAGGAAGGGGGAAAGTATGAAAACTTATTTGTTTGCTTAATTAGCTCTACGCCGAAGCGGCTGGAAGCTTGGCTTCATCGCCATCTGCATCGAACATGTTTGCAATCCAAGAAGTTGCACTAACACATACGCATCTAACATATGTAGCAGTACCCGGAACTGCGGATTCAGCACCGCCCCCGGATCCACCATTAATGGCAACAGAACCTGGGTTGCTTGATCTAAGCTCATATCCAGTTGAGCCACTTTCTGTGAGATATACAATTGTTCCCGGTGTTGGTGTTGGTAAAATAACGATGTGGTTAGCATCGCCATCGGCATCCACAGTAATAAACTGTGCACCGTCAGGAATAGCTGCGCCGTCATCGCTTGCCGTTACTGCAGTCGAAACGGGCTGAAACCCTCTCGCTCGTAGTACAGCAGTGCCCATTGCCAAATCTCTCTTTAAATTTTCTATCAAAGCCTCTATTCTTGCGAGACCTACTCTTTTTGTTCCCATGTTAAAAACCCTCCATTTATAATCATGTCACCGCATTTCTGCGACCGTGCTTTATATGCACGCAATAACTTAGGATGAACCTTAATTGGTTCGTATATAAATAGCCACTAGATACAGGAAAGCCCCCGTTAAAAAACGGAGGCTTTACACTGTGCATTACGTTTCTAGTGTTTAGCTACTAGTTGCGCCGGCTTGACCGATGATGCCTTGAACCACAACCAGTCCGTACATATCTGGACGAACCATCTTCTTGGCGTAGCGAGTCATCACACCCTTGCGAGGCACGAAGTCTTCGACACCGAAGATTGTTGGTGTAGTTTGAAGTGGCACATATGGTGCGTACACGTATCCGCTCTCAAGGAAAGAGGAACCGCGACGTCCAACAAGGATCACATTACGCAGGAAGTAAGGATCGACGATAACATCGAACTTCTTGCTCAGTGAGCCAACGTTCACTGCGCCGACAGAACCGGTTTCCGAGTCATGAGTGACGGAAGCGCGGAATCCAGCGGTAAACTCAAGGATGTTGGCAACTTCTGGTCCACAGACGATGAAGTTAGCGCCACCACGAAGAGTCTTGCGGTGAATTTGTGCAGACACATCATTAATGGTTTCTGCAAGAGTCTCATACCACTCGGACACGGTACCGGTGAAGTCGGGAGCCGCAGAGCTAGCGCCAATTTCAGCACCAGTTTCACGGTTCACGAAGAGACCGGGTGAGCGTGACCAGTAGTAAGTACTGGCAGATGCACCATTAACAAGATCGGCAAGGATCTCACGATCGATTTCAAGAGCGATTTGCTCCGAAAGGATGCTTGTCAACTCAACCTCTGCATCAAGGTTGTGGTAGGCGTTAAGATCTTGTCCTAACTCCGGAGTCCACTTAGCCTTGAGCTTCTTGGTTTGAGCAGTAACAGCAATGCTATCAACCTTGATGTCGATCTCTGGGATTTCGGCAGAGCCTTCAAGTCCCCAAACTTCCTGACCGGTAACAGCACCAACAGATTGTCCGTTGGCAAAGTCATCGTGCATTGGGAAGCCCAAATCAAGAGTACCACCTTGGATAGCAGCAGACGTTGTGTTTACGCTAGAAGCGAAGAACAGATCGAGATGCCCATCGTTTTCATGAGACGCGGATGTGTTTTGAGTCAGACGACGCAATTGCTGCGTGTTGCTGACAGTCAAACCAAGTCCACTGATGGTTGCAAGATTTGCAATCGATGCAGTAACAGCACCAAGATTGTTGTAATCAAGCTGAGTTCCGTCAGTACCAGCAGTAGCGATGGTAGACTTCGCACAACGTGCACGAATAACGTATACCGATGAACCACTGAGTGCTTCCAGATCTGGATCGTATTGCTGTGCCTTAAGCTGTGCAGCAGTCTCATTACCAACAAGCCAGCCGCTCAGAGTGACAGCAGAACTGGTGATAGCGCAGGAGCCAGTTGGCGATGCGTATGCATAACCACGAGCACCAACGGTACGAGGACCGGAAAGATCTCCACCAAGGGAGCCAACAAGGTTGACACCACCGGTTACTTGCGAGCCAACTCGATCGGTACCGTAAATTGATTGATCGTTTATGTTACCCATTCTGTTATCTTCAGCACCGGAAGCACCGAGATCTGGAGAGTAAACGAAATCCAGGAAGAAGATCAGTCCCGAGGGTAAGCTCATGGGCTGAACAGAGACAAGATCGTTTGCGATCAAGCCTGCGAATACACGACGTACGATGGGGAACGCGACGGCTGCAAAGCCCTCAACATCTCCAACGCTCATGCTGCTGCTTTCGCGGAGCAGTTCTTTTGCTTGGTTTTCAAGCAAGCGAGCCATGGCACTTCTCTGACGATCTTTATCAAGACCTTCGAGCAAACCAGTCTTCTCCCACTTGGAAAGAAGAGCGGAGCCTTCGGCGCGCATATCACGATTGACAACACCTTCTGTCAATCTTTCGATAATACTAGACATTTTAAATCACCTCCTTTTTTCTATAAATTATGATTATTTTATTCCAGCTAGTCTTTTCATACGCTCCTGTAAAGGATCGGATGAGGGTTTCTCTTTACGAGTTGCCCTTAAAACAGTAGAACGACGACCAATTGCTTCGCTCAGTGATTGTGGACTGCGCTTAGGCGCTGCCTCCACTGTGCTTTGAAGCGTATCATATATCGTACGTGCTTCTGCTACTGAACCGGCGCCAGAAATCGCTTCGACAATTTTATCCTTTTGTCGCTCATTCAAGGAGGTATTTCTCAATACTCGGTTCGTGTAAAGCAAGCGAGCATTCGAAAGATTTACATCTTGTAAGTTTTCTTTTAACTCCTGGGTTGCTTGCTTATACTTATTGTTCTGCTCGTTGAGTTGGTTATTTTCGAATACCAACTCTTCATGAGCTTTCTTCAAAGTTTCTAATTCTTCTTCCACATCTGTACTGCGACGATGTGCTAATTCTTTTTCGATTTGGTGCTTCATGTCATCAGACGATCTGCCAGCCCAGCCAGCAAGATCTGCACCCATATCTACAGTAAGTTTTTCCATAATGGAATCGACGAGAGAATCCATATCGATATCCTCGTCTTCAGCTAATCCGACATCATCGGATGCATCAAATTCTTTTTCTTCAGCGTCTGCTTCGTCAGCAGTGCCAATACTGGGAGTTGCGGAAGCAACTGTCATGTCCTCGCTGATGTCTGGATCATCCTTGTCTTTGTCCGCACCATCGGGCACTCCGTCGTGATCTTTATCAAACTTAGCGCGCTCACCGTCGAGTGGATCGGCATCGCCTTTCTCACCCTTCGCTTCTTCAATCATTTCTTCAACCAGTGCTGAAATGCTGTCTTCAGAAAAATCTACCTCTTCATCATCTTCACTTAACGCAGAAGCTAAGCTATCAATGCTTTCTTGAAGGGCGCCCAAGTTGATATCTATCTCTACCTCTGTTCCGTCTGCAGGAAATGAATTCAAGTTCTTACCTTCCAGCTCAGCAAAATCATTTGTAGCAGCCAAAGGGATATCTTCTTCCGTAATTTCCTCAGCAGGTGCACTTGCGTCAGCTTCGTCACCCAAGCCGGCTTCCATACCTGCACCCAAGTCTGCACCCAAGTCAGCATCGGGCGACAGTGGTTCATCCTGCTCCAACAGCTTATCAAGGGTATCTCTAACTTCGCTCGAATACTTTTCAATTACGATAGTTTCGGCGTTTTTTAAAGCTGCATCACGCAAGGCTTTGGCATCAACAATGGCTTCATTAAGCAAATTAGACATGTAGTATCTCCTAAATCACAACATATTTCAAAAATAAATAGTGTTGTGACGCATGAAAGCCCATTTTTTTCGTTAGCGGCAATCTAACTTCCTTTACCGCCAAGAATCCACCAGTTTTCCCCATCACACTGGAGAGTCCTAGTAGAATAACTCATATTTATTTTTATTTCTTTGCCGATATCTATCCTCCCGTCTTCGCAAGCCACTTTAAGAGGGTTAGATGTGATTTTATGTTTATTATCATCTATCTTTTTTATAATTAAAATTCTTCCCTCATTATTCTGAGGTGGCGGTAAATTGATCTTTACTGCGTTTTTTGAGGTGTTGCAAATAATTGTATGATCTTCAGACTCAACATCATATTCTTTTTGACTGATTTTTGTAATATTTTTATAGACAGCACCGTTGCATCTTAAGGACAACTTGCTTATAACATCGTGTGCCTTTACATTACCTTCGATATTCAAAAGATTGTTTTTATTATCGAATATTAAATTCTCTGACGATTCAAAGCCTGAATCACTTTTAAATTGTATTTCTTGTTTTGAGCCGGCGGCTTGTGGTATTTTCAATTTAAAGTAGTTGTCGTATAAATTTTTGAGAGTCGTGTTTCGCGTATCTTTGCGAGAGCGATCACCAACCATAAGCACGTCATTGTCTGCTAAATTTTGTCCTTGAGTGTTGATATTTGGCAACAGTACTGGGTTTAAAATTACTTTTCCGTTTTTAGTTGCCAAGCCGCTATTTGGCTGAAGGTTTATGGAAACTGAGTCTTCTTCTATTTGTATTCCGGCACCAGGGTTTATTTGCAATTCTCCACGAATATTGCGTAAACCAGAGCCATGGTTTATATATGAAGCATTTATTTGCCCCATAAATTTGTCAGTTGGTAAATCTGTTATGCCGGCGGCTGAACCTTTTATTGAATTAGCCACTATATCATGAGCCTTCAAGGTTTCACCATTAAAAGTTAATCTTCTGCTCATTGTAACGGATTCATCCCCATCCCACACCATAATAGCGCCGATGGATTGGCTTTTTATTTTTTTAACTGCGACATCTTTTATTGTTGCACAAGGACTTTGAGCGTCAGTATCATAAAACACACTAGCGCTTATTGCGTTCTTGAAAACTTTAACGCCATCAATTTCCTGATCGGCATGCTGATCAACAGAGCCGTCTACTTTTCCTTTTAAAACATTATATGCCATATTCTACCCTTCTCAATAAATAGATTTATATCTGTAAATAGTCACAAAAAAGGATGCCCCCACAGGGAGGGCATCCAAAAGATTCCAATATGAAATATCGGAAAGGTTGATTAGGCGATTCGCCAATCGCAAGAGTTACCAGCCGTAGCAGCAATAAGAGTTACTGCACCGTAAGATGAACGCAACACAAGTGAAGCAAGTCCATCAATACTTTGGTTGGCGTGTCCGCGACTGATTGTAACAGCTTTGTTAGCGGCGATTGTGTGTGCCTTGATGACAACGACATCACCAGCAGCAGGGTTCGCTGGAAGCGTAACCGCAGCGTTATCAGACAAAGCCGCAAAGAAGTTAAGACCGACAGCGGCGGCGCCACCATCTGCAATAGCAGCAGCAGACATGCTGTCACCACCAGTAGTGTCAACAGACATAACACCGTTGCTAGCAGTAATACCAGTACCAGCGATGTTGCCTACAAGATCAGCAATGCTTTCTAATCTCGTAGCGTTTCCGTCAGCATCAAGGAAAGCGATGCTATCGTTAGCAACGTTAGCAACTGCAGCAGTTATGTTGTTTAAGTCAACAGCAATAGCGGTACCTGCACCACCTGACAAACCGGAGCCGGCGGCGGCGACAGAAGCCAAGCGAATTTGGTTCGAGTTCATTTCGATACCACCAGTTGCGATATCAGTTAAGAAATCACCAATGCCTTCTTTTACAAGAACACCATCGTTCGAATCATCCATGAAGATGAGGAAGTCTTCAGCGACATTAACACCGCCAGAGATAGCATCCAGGTTTTCAGCCTTGATCTGCCCACCAACGTTTAAGTTTGCGGAAGATGAAAGTGATGCCCCAGCGAGGGCGCCTGTTGCAGTAACAGAAGCGAAAGAAGCAGCACCAGCATCATTGAAACCGAATGCTGAATCTCCACCAGTACGAACAGCAGTCGAACCAGAGAGAGTTGCAGCGGTAAGTACGTTGGATGCAAAAGTTAAACCAGCATCGTCAGAGAGAAGCCCATTTGTGCCGGCGAACACCATGCGGTTGGCGGTTAATCCGTCAGCGGTAAGTGTTTGAGCACGAACATCGTGAGCACCAAAGTCTTGATCAGAATCGTTGTTAGAGATACCGCGAGACAAAGCAGCAAGATCTTGAGCAGCCGAAGTGGTAAGAGTACCAGCAGAGACATTAAGAGTCTTGCCAGCGCCAACAGTGATGTCACTGGTAGCGATGGTAGCACCGTCAATTGTACCGCCGTCGATATTGATCGTGGTGACGGTTCCCATGTCGGCAACAGTACGACCAGCGTTAGTCCAGTTGCCAGCCATGCTAGCGATAGTAAGAGCACCAGCAGAAGTTAAGCCGTAAGCCTGACCAACTACAAGGTTGCCTTTAAAGGTTGCGTTACTAGACGCAGAAAGAACACCGCTTTTCAGAAGACTACCTACTTCTGCGCCGGCATCGTCCATAACAACGATACTTCCGGAACGAGTAAGTGAGCCGCTGACAATAGCAGGTCCTACTTGAAATTTATAAGCCATGTTTAAAAACCCTCCATTTTATTAGTTTTATATTTAGGCATGAATAAGATAAACCTATCCACATTTAAGCACAAACATGCATTCATGCTTGCTTTTAAATAGTCTTTACTTGGTGGTACTAAACTTAGTAAATGAAGTATTTGTTTGAACCGTTGCAATAAAGCTGTATTGATGCAAAGGGAGACTTCAAAACTACTGAATTTATACCGTCGATTGTATCGCCACCTGGGGCAACAATTGTGATATTATTGCTTGCTGCGGCGCCGCCTTCGTCTTTTATGACAAACGTTTGCCCACTTAAAGTTGAGGAGGCGGCTGGAAGAGTTATTTGCAATACACCATTGCTGGAGTCTGCGCCTATAAAGAAATCTAAAGTTGTAACGGTGTAGTTTTCGTTTACAAATTTTCGAACATGTTTAACGCCGCCGGCTATTCTTAAAATTTTATTACGGAATATTAAGTCCGAGGATCCTGTAATTGAGCCTGCCGATGTGTGAAACTGTACCGATCCGCTAGGACCTTTTCCGGACGTGGTATTGGTGAGGTATCGGGCATCTCCATATAAAAACGAAGCAGAAATAGAAACACTAGCTGAAAGAGAGCCAGTTAATTTTAAATTGGTGCCATCGTACGTTAATCCGGTGTCGCACCTAAGAGTGTTGGCATCGCCGCCGGTGTCAATAACAATGCCATTTGAAAGTGCATTGGAGACACGTGGAACATTGATAATTTCAGCGCCATCAGATGTACTTAAGTTGCCAGAAACAATTGAACCACTAGGTAAATTAAGCCTAGTAGTCAACTTGTTTGGCAAGAAGACGGTTCCGGAAAGATTATTGTATGCCACTCTGGTGCCTCCTTATTTAATTAGAAGACAAACCAATTGGAACCATTTGAATATAAACTAATTGCCGGATTAGATCCCGTTAAAATATAAAAGCTGCTGTTATCTATATTGTAGCCAGAAGAACAGGTAAGACGAATATTGGTTCCGCCACGACCGGCTACTTCATCTTTGACAATCAGCACTGCGCCGGCGCCATATGTCGCTGCAGCGGGAATATTGATCTCAACATTATTGTTGAGAGTAACACCTAAAATATAACTCGGTATACTTGCTGTCGCCTTTGCTGCATTGATCCCTGTATACATTCCCTTAAATGCGCGCACGGTGACGGTTTGCGAGGTATTATCTGCCTTCAGTATTGGGGTAGTGCTATTAACCTGAGAGACGACTAGGCTACCTGTTCTCATGTGTACATCGTCATTAGTATTACCAAAAGACGTCGATCCGCTAACATCGATTTCAGTCACATTTTCAATATGATAA